AGGACGCCGAACAAGCGGTGTCCGAAGTGGTCGAAGAACTTGAGGAGGGCCAAGCCGACGAGGCAGCCGAATCCAAAGAGGACGAGACCGAAGCCGTCGAAAGCGACGAGGAAACTGCCGAGGACGATCCCGAGGCCGAAGACGAGCCGGAGCCAACCTACAAGGTCAAGGTGAACGGCGAAGAGGTCGAAGTGCCTCTGTCTGAGCTGACCAAGGGATACAGCCGCGAGCAGGATTACACGAAGAAGACGATGGCCTTGGCCGAGGAGCGGCAACGCATCCAGAGCCAGTTTGCGAGTGAATTGAAGCAGGCAACCGACCTGTTCGAGCAGCTAGACCCCATCCTGAGCGAAGCCAAGAACATCGATTGGCAGGCGCTCAGCCAGGCCGATCCCGCCACCTACGTCCAGCTCAAGGAGGCTGTCGAGCAACGACAGCGCGCCGTTGAGGCTGCGAGAGCGAAGATCGCCGAGGCATCGAAGGGGGACGCGCAAGCCGAAGCCGCAGCAAAGGCGGAAGAAGCTCAGCGCGAAACGGAAGCCCTTATCAAGGCGATGCCAGAACTGGCGGACCCCGAGAAGCTCAAGGGCTTTGCCACGGAGGCGGTGAATTATCTCCGTGGAAACGGCTTTGAGGATGGCGAGATCGCCGACCTCATCGACCACCGGGCGCTCACGATTGTTGAGAAGGCCCGCCGTTACGATGCTCTCGAAAAGGCGAAACAGGATTTGCCGGGCAAGAAGGTCGTCCCGAAACCGAAGGCGAAAGCCCTGAAGTCGGGAAACCCGGATTCCTCGCGTCCCGCACGACGCATCCCCGCCAACGCCTCGCGCGACCAGCGGATTGCGTCCGTCCTAGACCAGTTTTTCGAGGAATAACCCAAGATGGCAATTGTTTCGAATACGTTGCTGACGTTCTCAGCGATCGGCAACCGAGAAGACCTTCTCGACAAAATCTACAACATCAGCCCGACCGACGTTCCGGTTCAGTCCCTCGCGGACGAGACCACGGCGAAGGCGACGTTTCACGAGTGGCAGACCGAAGCCCTGAACACCGCTGCGGCGAATGCCCAGCTCCAGGGTGACGACGTGTCGTTCGGTGCGGCGATCCTCACCACGCGCGTCGGCAACCGCACGCAGATTTCCCGCAAGGAAGTCGTCGTGTCGGGCACTCAGGAAGCGGTCGACAAGGCTGGCCGCAATTCCGAGATGGTGCGTCAGATGGCGAACAAGCGGGCCGAGCTGAAGCGCGACATCGAGTTCGTGCTGTGCTCGAACCAGGCTCCCGTCACCGGCAACTCGACGACTGCTCCGCAGCTTCGTCCGATGCTGTCGTGGTATGCGACCAACGTTTCCGGCGGCACGTCGGCGGCGAACGGATCGTCCACCACGGCCCGCACCGACGGCACGCAGCGCACCTTCACGGAAGCGTTGATGACCGCTCAGATGCAGAATGCGTGGATCAACGGCGGCAAGCCCTCGGTCGCTCTTTGCGGTCCGAAGCAGCGCGCGGTGATCTCGACCTTCTCGGGCGGCGCGACGAAGTTCTACAGCATCGAGGACAAGCGCCTCACTGCCACGATCACCGTCTATGACGGCGACTTTGGCACGCTGAAGATCGTTCCGTCGCGGTTCGTTCGTGGCGGCCAGACCGGCGCGGATCGGGAGGTTCAGCTTCTCGACCCGTCGCTGATCGCGGTTGCGTATCTGCCGGGTCGCAAGATGAAGAGCATGGACATCGCCCTCACCGGCGACGCTCTGAAGGGCGCGATCCTGAGCGAATACACGCTCGAATTCAGGAACGAGGCCGGCTGCGCGCTGGTCGCCGACCTGAGCTAGTCAGCCTAATCAACTGACCCATGGAGGGGCGGCATCTTCGCGGGTGCCGCCCCTTTTCTATCGGAGGGCCGAATGGGCGTCGAAAAGATCGTCAGCAACGACCAGAACGGCGTCGAGGAAGCCTTTCACTACGATACCGCCGACGACCGCGTTGCCGTCACGCAGCAGCAGGACGATGCGCCGGTTCGCGACTACATCCGCGAAATGCGCCTCAGTGGCGCAAAATATGTCGAAGGCATGGGATACGAGATCGCGACCCTGCCTGTCGCGCTGTGCGAGCTTTATGGCACGCAACGGGGCCTGCCGCAGAACTGGTATTACAAGCCCGAATACAATGACGAGATGCGCAAGCTGATCGCGCTCGCATCCGACTTCAACCCGCACGGGAAGTCGATGTGATTACGAGCTTCTACGAACTCAAGCAGGCAATCGGCAATTGGCTCAATCGCGCCGATCTTGCCGACCGCATCCCCGAGTTCATCCAGCTCGCCGAGGCGCGCTTTCGCAGGAAGCTCGCGGATGTCGAGCAGCAGGCGATTACGACCCTTGCGTTGACCGGCGGAGCCGCCACGCTCCCCGCCGATTTCGCCAGCGCGATTTCGATTAGCGACACGGCGACGAGCGTTCGCCTTGAGCAGGTTTCGGCATCGCAGTTCTATGCTTACGACCAGTCGGACTCCGGTTCGCCCGTCGTGTTCACGATCATCGGCGACCAGATCAAGGTTCTGCCGGCGAACGACACCACGCTGGAACTCGTCTATCGCCAGTCGATCCCGGCGCTGTCGGACTCGACGACCACCAACTGGCTGCTGACGCGAGCGCCCGACGCCTATCTGTTCGGAGCGCTGATCCAGGCCGAGTTCTTCGGGTGGAACGACGACCGCCTTCCGCTCATCAAGTCCGCGCTGGACGAGATGATCGCCGAGCTGTGCGTCGATAGCGAGCGCCGCAACTATGGCCCGGCACCGCTTGCGCCAAGGATTTCGCGAACGTGAGGCTGCCGTTCGGGCCGTATGAGCCCGACAAGCCACCCTTTCTGTCGACCGGCCTTCAGCAGGCGGTGAACGTCTATCAAGACGCGATCGGCTATCGTCCGGTGGGGCAATTCCAGTCGGCCTCTGCGCCGCTCACAAGCGCACCCCTCGGGGCCGCGTCGTTTGTCAGCGGCCTCGTCATGTGCGGCACCGCATCGAACCTGTATCGGCTCGACGGGACTTCATGGACCTCGCTGGAGTCGGGATATTCAGCCACCAAATGGCGGTTCGTTCAGTTCGGCAGCATTGCGATTGCCACCAACGGCACCGACCCCATCCAGAAGATCAACCTCACGTCCTACGCGACCGCCGACCTTGCCGGCCCGCCACCGAGGGCAGAGCTGATTACGGTCGTCAAGGATTTCGTTCTGTGCGGCGTCGTCGGCGGTGTTCGCAACAAGGTCCAATGGTCGGCAATCAACAACGCCGAAGGATGGACCGTCGGTCTCGATCAATGCGACTACCAGATTCTCCCGACCGGCGGCGATGTGACGGGGCTGCTCGGCGGCGAATACGGCATTATTCTCCAGCGCGGCCGCGTGTCCCGCATGACCTACGTTGGCAACAACCTCGTCTTCCAATTCGACGAGCTTTCCAACAACGTCGGGTGCCGCTCGGCCAATTCGGTCGTCCAGGCCGGTTCAATCGGCGCGTGGCTTTCGGATACCGGGTTTCAGATGTGGGATGGGGCGACCATCCGGCCCATCGGCCACGAGCGCGTGGATCGCACGTTTGCGTCGCTTTACGCACAAGCCGACCTTGCCAACATGAGCACGGCGGTTGACCTCAAGAACACCCTGTTCGTGTGGACAATGCCCGAGCGTTCATTCCTCTACAACTGGACGCTGGATCGCTGGTCGGTGATCGAGCAACCGGCAACGCTGGCATTCTCCGGCGACACGGGCGGCGATCCCAAGTTCTACGTCTTCGACGACACTTACACGCTCGGCACCTTCTCCGGCGGCCCGATGGAAGCGCGGATGCAAACCGGCAGCGTTGAGTTGGTTCCGGGACGCGACGCAAGGATTTCGATGGTGCGCCCGCTCACCGATGCGGAATACGGGATCACCGTCTCGTTCACTCCGCAGAGCCGCCTAAGCGATATGCCGGAGCAAAGGGATTATACCGAAATCGGCCCGAACGGCGACATGGCGGTGCGTGAGAGCGGACGCTATTTCCGTGTGACGCTGACGCTCGCCCCGGAGGCGGACTGGACCTACGCGATGGGCCTCGATCTGACGGCGCACAAGGGCGCGGTTCACTAATGGCGTCGATCTACTGGTTCATTTGCTCCTCGTCGGCATATCCTCCTGCGGTTCCCATCGTCGCCGGATCGCAGCAGGGGTTCAACAGGCTCACGGCCAATGCGCTGAGCGGGCTAAGCAATTCTCGGCACGAAGCCGGGGACTTGCTCGCCCGCCCCATTTCAACGCCGGTCAACAATCACCTGCTGTGCGACGGTTCTGCCGTCAGCCGCATCGGCTTTCCGCAACTGTTCGAGGCGATTGGCACCACTTGGGGCGCTGGTGACGGTTCGACCACGTTCAATATCCCCGACCTGGTGACGGCAACGCTGCCCATCGCCACCAGCGCGCCCGTTCAGACGATTACCACCGCCACGGTCAGCGACGGCAGCGCGGTCGACATCACGACCTCCGACACGACCGCCGGAGGATCGACCGGCGGCAACTATTCGAGCGGTGGGAAGCCGCAGTTCAACGACGCCGGCACGCCGTGAGTTACGCGAAGTTCCGGGATGGTTTCGAGTCCGCAATGGACCCGGACTTTCACCGGATCGAGGAGCTGGACGCGAAGGTCGCCAACGGCTCGGCGATATTATGGATGACGGACAATTCGGCGGTTGCCGGAGAGGTCCAGAGATACCCGAACGCACTCGTGCTGCATTGCCTGTGCGCGACCGGGGACATGAACGAGATTGTCAACGTGCTCGCACCGCAAGCCGAGGAATGGGCGAAGCGGGCGGGGTGCACGCACGTCACGGTCGAAAGCCGCGAGGGCTGGAGCCGGGTTTTGAAAGCGCGCGGATACGGGCCTCACACGGTCACGGTCGCAAAGGTATTGTAGAGGAAAACGACGGTGGGCCTTTCAAAGTCAAAGTCGACCACAAACTCGACGCAAACGACGAATCCGAGCACGTTTTCGGCTCCGTATATCACGGATGCTGCGAATATCCTGAAGCCCGGTTTCGATGCGGCGACCGCGAACAACGCATCGCTAATGCCGAGGGTCAACGACGCACTGAATTACTCGCAGGGCGTGATGAACGGCGACTACCTCAACGGCAATCCGCATCTTCAGGGCGTGATCGACGCGGCCAACCGCGATGCGACCAACGGCGTGCAAAGCCAGTTCGAGGGCGGGGGCCGCTACGGCTCGGGTGACTTCGCTGGCGTCCTGTCGCGGGCGCTGCTCGATAACGAGAACAAGATTCGCTACGCCGACTACGCACAGGAGCGGCAGTATCAAAACTCGGCCCCCGGCCAGCTCGCGGGCCTCGTCGGCGTCTCGTCCGCCCTTCCGCAGGCCGCCGGCAACACCTACTCGGAAGCGATCCGCAACCTGCTCGGAAGCTACACCACCACGGACGGCAAATCGAGCACGGTCAGCAGCCCCGCAATCGGGCCGATGATCCTTTCCGCTCTCGCAAGCGCAGCGCAGGCTGCGGCAATGGCCGGCTAAATGGCGTTCGGGCAACCCAACAGCGGCAACCTGCTCGCACCAGCCCCCGCTGCGGACCCCTATGTGGGATATCGCGCAGGCTTCGTCAACGTGCCGCAAGGGCCGATGGCGCAGGCCGTTGCAAAGCCGAAGGTCAACTGGCTCGGCGTGCTTGCTGACGCGCTTGCTGGCGCGGCGGGACAGACCCCGCTCTACACGCAAAGCTTGATGCTCCAGAAGCGGCAGGCGCTTGAACAGTCGCAACAGCAGGCGGAAAGCGACCGTGAGCTAAGCCGCGAAAAGGCGCTGTTCGACTATGAGCAGGCCAACAAGCCCGCGCCCCAGAGCGAGACGGAGCGGCTGATGGCGCGCTATCTCGATCCGAACACGCCGCCCGACGAAAAGGCGCTTATCGGACAGCAGCTCATCAAGCCGCAGGCGGTCACGGTCACCAACCCCGACGGCAGCCAGGAATTGCGGTTCATCTATCCGGGGCAGCAACAGCAGCCAAAGGTGTTCAAGCAGCTTCCGCCGGGAGCGGTTCCGCTGAGCGATGGAGGTCCGGCGTCGCAAGCGCCGGGTAACTTTCCTCGATAGCATCACCGCACAATCGGAGAGCGGGGGCAATCCCAACGCGGTCAGCCCGAAAGGCGCTCGCGGACTGATGCAAGTAATGCCCTCAACGGCTCGCGATCCCGGTTTTGGAATCCGCCCGTCGAACGGCACGCCGCAGGACGACATTCGAGTGGGTCAAGAATACCGCGCCGCGATGCAGCGCCGTTACGGCGGCGATCCGGCGAAGATGTGGGCGGCTTACAATGCGGGTCCGGGGCGCGTCGATAGCGCGCTCTCTGCTGGCGGGAATTGGATCAGCCGCCTTCCGCCCGAAACACAGGCTTACGTTGCGCGCAACCTTCGCGCACTGAGGGGGATGTAAATGGGTCAGCGCTACAAGCTCCCCGACGGAACGGTTGTCGAGGCGCAGCCCGATGGCAGCTATGTCGAGGTGCCGGACGGACCGGCCTCGTCGAGCGTTCAGACGCGCGGCCCCGATCCGATGAAGGCGCTGGACGTGCGCCAGAAGATGCTCGACGTTCAGAAAAGCCCCTACCAGATTCGCAAGGAGGCGGCGGACGCGGCCAAGGCGGAACTGGACCTGAAAACCGCGCAGGAAGCGTATGCTTCGCAGCATCCCAAAGCGACCCCGACCGCAACGGTATTCGGCAACGACTACCTGAAGACGCTCTCTCCGCCCGACCAGGAGCTTGTCAAAGCCCTTGCGGAAGGACGGCTCGCGTTCCCCGGCGGCTTTGCGCTCAAGGCTCCGTGGTGGCAGCAGAAGCTCGAACAGGTCGCGCAATACGACCCAAGCTTCGACGCGACCAATTACAACAACCGCGCAAAAGCCCGCGCCATGCTGCTTACCGGCAAGGTCGGCGGGTCCGCCAACGCGCTCAACACCGCAATCGGCCACCTTGGGCTTCTCTCGCAGCAGATCGGCGGCACCGCGTCGCATGATTTCGTCCCGTTCAACGCGGTCGAGAACGCGATGTCGCAGACGTTCGGCGGCGCGGGCGTAACCAACTTCAAGGACACCGCCAAGAAGCTAGCGGACGAACTGGAGTCGGTCTATCGAAACGGCGGAGGCACCGAGCAGGGCGTCATGCGCCAGCTCCAGAGCCTCAATCCGAACGCCTCGCTCGAACAGAAGCAGGGCATCATCCGCAACGCACTCGAACTGCTCGCATCGAAGCAGGCGGCGAACCTTTACCAGTATGGCCTCGCGGGCGGAAAGCCTCCGGTCGACCTGCTCGATCCCGCCGCCCATGCGGTGCTCGACCAATTCCCCGACATCCGCGACAAGTATTTCGCGCAGCCGGACGCGCCGCTCGGCAACGCCGCCGCAGCGCTCCTGACGCAGAACGGCGGAACGCCGCCGTCAGCTCCGCCTCCAGCGCCCCCGTCAACCGATACGCCGCCCATTCTTGGTGGTGGCGGCGGAACCCCGCACGCGGACTATTCAAGCATGGTCGGCGCTCCCGGTGCCACGCTGGCGACCGGCGGCACGCGCAACGAAT